ACACCATGTTAAAACTCATTCACTGGCTGATGGGCTGCGAACGCTGCCGCATCCGGGCCAGACTCAAGAGGTGGACCTAATGGCAATGGGTAGACCGCTTGTTCATACGCCGGAAGAGGTCGAAGCACGGGCCGACGCGTATTTCGCCGAGTGCGAAGCCAAAGAGGAGCCACTAACCATTACCGGGCTGGCCCTGGCATTGGGTATGACCTCACGCAGACAGCTAATCGAGTACGCGGAACGGCCTGACTTTCAGAACACGATAAAGGACGCTAAGTTACGGGTTGAGCAGTACGCCGAGAAGCGGCTGTTCGGAACAACGCCGACCGGGGCCATCTTCGCGCTCAAAAATTACGGCTGGACCGACAAGACCGAAACCGAGATCAGCGGGCCAGGTGGAACGCCTGTTCAGATTGCCGTGCTCCCCGTGAGGCCGGTCCATGAAGATACAGATTGAGATCCCCGAAAAGCTCCTGTTTCTCCTGACGGAGAAGCAGCGTTACAAGGTAGCCAGGGGCGGTCGAGGTTCGGGAAAGAGTTGGACCTTTGCCCGGGCTCTGTTGACCCTGGGCGCATCGAGGCGCATCCGTGTGCTGTGCGCTCGCGAGGTACAGAAGTCCATCAAGGACTCCGTACACAAGCTGCTGAAGGACCAGATTGACCAGCTTGACCTTGGCGGGTTTTATTCCGTACTGGAAACGGAAATCCGAGGCAGCAACGGGACCGAATTTGTGTTTACCGGCCTAAGCAGTCACACGGCGCACACCATCAAATCATTTGAAGGCGTGGACTATTGCTGGGTGGAAGAAGGCCAGACCATCAGCAAGAAGTCCTGGGACATCCTGTTGCCCACCATCCGCAAGGACGGCTCCGAGATCTGGATCAGCTACAACCCGGAACTGGAGACGGACGAGACGCACCAGCGGTTCACCATGAACCCGCCGCCCGACTGCATCAACGTCATTATGAACTGGCGGGACAATCCGTGGTTCAATGACGTGCTGAACAAGGAGCGGCTGGAGTGCAAGCGCAAGCAGCCGGACGATTACGACAACATCTGGGAGGGCATGTGCCGACCTGCCGTCGAAGGGGCCATTTACTATCGGGAGATTCAGCAGGCCGAAGCCGAGGGCCGCATCTGCCCCCTGCCCTACAACCCGCTGCTCAAGGTGCATGTCGTGCTCGACTTGGGCAAAGGGGATTCTCTCTTTGTCAGCATGGTGCAGAAGCACATGAGCGCCATCATGGTGATCGACTGCATCGACGGCAGCCACTACAACCTTAACACCTTGTCGGAAGACCTGAAGAGCCGCCCGTACAACTGGGGCAAAGTGTTTCTTCCGCATGACGGTTTCACCACCACCATCAACGCACCGCGCAGCAGCGAGCAGATTATGCGCTCCATGGGCTGGAACGTGGTGCCGCGAGACATGATCCGCAGCAAGGCTCTGTCGGTCGAAGAAGGCATCCGAAACGCCCGGCTGATTTTCCCGCAGACCTATTTCGACAAGGTGAAGGCGGCTCCTCTTATCGAGAGTTTGAAACGCTATCGGCGGCACGTCAACCAGAACACCGGAGCGGCGACCGACCCGGTACACGATGACGCAAGCCATGGCGCGGATAACTTTCGGTACATCGGCTGCAATTCGGACCTCATGACCAACGACACCGAGGGCATTTGGGACGACGATTGGGACGAGATGGACCACGCCGGACGCAACAGCATAGGTGGCTACTGAGCCAGCAACACAAGCCCTGCCCCTGGTGGGGCTTTTTTGTTATCAACCAAAGGACCACTCATGTCCATCAAATATCTGCTTGAAATAGCCGACGCCGTAAACCTGTGCGACCGCCTGACGGACGATCAGCTTTCGGAGATCGCCACCCGCTGCTGTGAGGACTTCGACAGCGATTGGAACAGCCTTACCGAATGGCGGGAGCGCAGCCAGAAAGCCATCGATCTGGCGAAGCAAGTGGTCGAGGAAAAAAACTTCCCCTGGGAAAACGCGGCCAACGTCAAGTTTCCGCTACTCACCGAGGCCGCCATCCAGTTCAACGCCCGCGCCTACCCGGAGATCGTGAAAAGCGGCGATGTGGTCAAGGCCCGCATGGTCGGCAAGGGCAGCGACGAGAAGGACGCCAAGGGCAAGCGCATAGCCCGGCATATGTCCTGGCAGTTGACCGAAGAGATGGAGGAATGGGAAGAGAGCATGGACAAGCTGCTCCTGGCCCTGCCCATCGTCGGCACCGCGTTCAAGAAAACCTATTTCGACACCACTCTACAACGCAACGTCTCCGAATGGATTCAAGCGGAGAACGTGGTGTATCCGTACAAGTGCAGCTTTGCCAAGACGCCGCGGATTACGCACCTGTTGGAGATGTACCCGCAGGAGATCGAAGAGCGCAAGCGGGCCGGGATATTCCGCGACGTGGATCTTGGCTTGGGCCAGGACATCGAAAAGGACGCGCCGCAAGAGGTCTTGGAACAGCACCGCCTGCTGGATCTGGACGAGGACGGCTACAAGGAACCGTACGTGGTCACGGTCCATCGGGACAGCAAACAGGTGTTGCGTGTCGTTCCCCGCTTTGACGTGGCCAATATCATGGTGCGCTACGAGGGCCAGGAGATGACCCTGGGCCGCATCGAGCAGATGATCGAAGAGGCCCGCGAACACGCCCGCAACATACTCCTGCAGTACGAGCAACAGGCCCGCGGCATGATGGAGCAGGGGGTGATGCCGCCCGCACCGCCTGAACTGGACATCCCGGAGTTCGAGCCGAAAAAGGCGAAACTGGTGCGCATCACGCCGACGCAATACTTTACCAAATTCGGCATGATCCCGTCGCCGGACGGGGCCGGGTACGACATCGGCCTGGGGCATCTGCTGTTCGGCATCTCCAATGCCGTCGATACCCTCACCAACCAACTGCTGGACGCCGGAACCCTGGCCAACATGCAGGGCGGGTTCATTTCTCGCGGCCTCAAGGTTCGCTCCGGCAACGTGCGCATGACGCCGGGGCAGTGGGTACCAACCGAGAACACCAGCGGCGGGAGTCTGCGGGACGCCATCGTGCCGATGAACTACCCCGGACCGAACGTGGCGCTGCTGAATCTGCTGACATTCCTGGTGGAAGCCGGAAAGAGCATCTCGTCGGTCAAGGACATCATGACCGGCAAGCAGGAGATGAACGAAACCGCCACCACCACCCTAGCCCGCATCGAGCAGGGCATGATGGTTTTTAGCGCCATCTACAAGCGGATTTACCGCAGTCTCAAGCAGGAATTTAAGAAGCTGTACGAACTGAACCGGAAGTATTTGCCGGATCAGGTGTATTTCCGCGTTCTGGACGAAGAGGAAGCCGTCGCCCGCAACGATTATGACGAGAGTCTGGACGTGGTGCCGGTGGCCGACCCCGGCCTGTCCACCGCCGCGCAACGTATGGCCCAGAGTCAGGCGCTCATGGCCATGAACGGCGACCCGATGATCAACCAACAGGAGATCCGCAAGCGGTATCTGGAAAGCCTGGGCATCGACAACATCGAAGCCCTGATGGTCGAACCGCCGCAGCAAGGCCCGGACCCGATGATGGTCAAGGAGATGGAGATCCGGGAAAGGGAGTTGCAACTCAAGGCCGCCGAGTTTGAGGCCAAAGTCGAAAAGCAGAAAGCCGAGATCGCCAAGCTGCTCGCCGACGCTATCAAAGCGATAGCCGACGCCGAAGCCAAGGAAGCCGGAACCCAGATAGAGTTCTACAAAACGCAACTGGACACACTAAGGAGCATCTATGACCGAGCAGGAGTACCATCAGGACCCACTGACGGCGGAGGAATTTCGCCTGTGGAAGGACAGCCGGACTACCCGCAAGATTTACCACCTGTTGACCCGCCACCAGGAGAGCTACAAGCGCAGCCTGACTTCGGGATGCTTGCTGAACCTGAACAGTTCTGACGCCACCGCCATGGCCACCGCCCGCACCGTGGGCATTGTCGAGGGCATGGATAAGTTTCTCGACATGGAGGTGGCCGACCATGATTGAGCCGGTCGAATACAAGGTATTGGTCCTGCCGGAAGTGGTGGAGAACAAGACCGAAGGCGGCATTTATCTGCCGGAACAGGCCAAGGAGAAAAACCAAATCGCCCAATGCAAGGCGCAAGTGATCGCCATCGGCGGCAACGCGTTTGAGGAATGGAAAGGGGCCATCCCGCAGGTCGGAGACACCGTGTATATCGCCAAATATGCCGGGTATCTCATCGACCAGGACGGAAAACAGTATCGGCTGATCAATGACAAGGACATTGCAGCCATCGAGAGAGGGTAAGCCATGAATGAGGAAATCCAGATAGAGCAACAGATCGAAACCCCGGACGTGGAGGCCGCCGCCCGCGCTCAAGGCTGGGTGCCGCAGGACGAGTTTGCCGGCGACCCGGAGAAATGGCGCAGCGCCGAGGAATTCGTTGAGCGCGGCAAGCAGATTACGCCGATTTTGCGGGAGCGCAACGAAAAGCTGGTCAAGGACATCGAGCGGCTCAACGCCAAGTTGGAAACGCAGGGGCAGGCCGTTCAGGAACTGATCCAGTTTTTCAGCAAGTCCGAGCAGCGGGCCTACCAAAAAGCCTTCAGCGAGTTGAAGGGCAAGCAGCGGGAAGCCGTGGAGTTGGGCGATACCGCCGCTTACGAGGCCGCCGAGCGGGAAATGGCCGAACTGTTCAAGGAAGCGCCCACCGCACCGAAGAAGCCGGAAAACCAGCCGCCGCCGGAGTATTTTGACTTCATGGAGGCGAACCCCTGGTACACCAAAGACCCGGAGTTGAGCGAATACGCCGATTTCGTCGGTCAGCGTCTGGTCGGCAAGGCGAAGAGCAACAAGGATTTCTACGACACCGTAGCGCAGACCGTGCGGGCGCGCTTTCCTGAGAAGTTCGAGAACAAAAAGCGGGACGTTCCGCAGAGCGTGGAGGGTGCAGGCAGCCCCCCGAAGGCCAAGGGGCGCGGCTATAACGACCTGCCCGCCGACGCCAAAGCGCAGTGTGACCGCTTTATGAAGGAGATCCCCGGCTTTACCAAAGACGAGTACATCAAACACTTTCAGTGGGACTAGGAGATAAAGCATGGCCAGGAGCAAAGCAGATCGTAAAGAGCGCATCCCGTTGGGCAACGTGCGGGCCAAGATGACCGTGGATGACGGCACCCGCGACAAATACCAGGGCAAGCGCCTGAGATGGGTCAACGATACCGCTGATGGACGGCTGCAAAATGCCGAGTTGGGCGGTTACGAATTCGTCACCGCAGACGGCACCGAACGGATTGGAGAAGGCAGCAACGGCAATTCGGACCTTGGCAGCCGGGTTAGCCGCATCGTCGGCACCAAAGAGGACGGCCAGCCCATGCGGGCCTACCTCATGGCGATTGACGAAGATCTGTACCAGGAAGATCAGGCCGAAAAGCAGAAGGAAGTGGACCAGATCGACACGCACATCCGTTCCGGGGCCATCGGCGGCACCAAGCCGGGCCAGGACGGGCGCTATGTCAAGGACATCAACTACAAGCCCTGATTCTAGGGGCAACCATCGACAACAAGGGGCTTTGCGGCCCCTTTTCTTTTTGGAGCATTCATCATGGCAAATTCCGATACCCCGAAGGGCTTGATTCCGGTCAAGTATCTCAACGGGCAGCCCTACACCGGCAAATGTGGCCGGTATTACATCCCCGCAACGGACGGCACCGCCGTTCACATTGGCGATCTGGTCAAACTGGCCGGTTCTGCTGATGCTCGTGGCATCCCCACCGTCACCATCGCCGCCTCCACCAACGCAGTCGTGGGGGCCGTGGTAGGCGTGGAGCCGGTCACTGCCGATTCCACCCGCCACCGCGCCGCTTCGACCGCCCGTTATGTCTACGTGGCCGACGATCCCGAACTGCTGTTCGAGATCCAGGAGGACAGCGTGGGCGGCGCTCTGGCCGCCACTTCGGTCGGCCTCAACTGCAACGTGGTTGTGGCTGCCGGGTCCGACACCACCGGCTACTCCGCCACCGAGTTGGATTCCAGCACCGCCGACACCACCGCCACCCTCGACTGCCAGATCGTTCGTCTCGCAGATCGGGAGGACAACGAAATCGGCACCAACGCCAAATGGCTCGTCAAACTGAACAACCATCAATACGTTGATGGCACCACCGGCCTCTAAGGAGCAATGACATGGGCGTAATCTATACCAGCAACCACCCCAAAGCACTCTGGCCGGGCATCAAGGCTTGGTTTGGCCGGATTTATGACGAGCACCGGGAAGAATACAGCCAGATTTTCGACCGGGACTCGTCCAACAAGTCCTACGAGGAGCGCGTTGAGTTGACCGGCTTCGGTCTGGCCCCGGTCAAGGCGCAAGGCGACAGCGTTTCCTACGACTCCGAAACGCAGGGCACCATCTCCCGCCTGACCAACGTGACCTATGCCCTGGGCTATGTCGTGACCATGGAGGAGTTGCAGGACAACCTCTATGAAATGGTCAGCAAGCGTCGGGCCAAGGCGCTGGCGTTCTCCATGCGCCAGACGAAGGAAACCGTGGCCGCCAACGTGCTGAACCGGGCTTTCACCAGCACCTACACCGGGGGCGACGGCAAGGAACTGCTGGCCACCGACCACCCGACCTTGAGCGGCCCCCAGAGCAACGAATTGGCCGTAGCCGCCGACCTCAGCGAAGCGTCCCTCGAAGATCTGATGATTCAGATCATGCAGGCGCAGAACAGCCGGGGCCTGCGTATCGCCTTGCAGGGCGAAAAGCTCATCGTTCCCCCGGCCCTGTACTTCGAGGCCAACCGCATCCTCAAGAGCACCTTGCAGGGCGACACCGCCAACAACGCCATCAACGCGCTGAAGGCGACCAACGCCCTCCCTGGCGGCAACGTGGTCAACCACTACCTGACCGACTCCGACGCTTGGTTTGTCAAGACCAACTGCCCGGAAGGGTTGATCTTCCAGGAGCGCATGGCGATGGAGTTCGAGCAGGACAACGACTTTGACACGAAAAACGCCAAGGCCGCCGCCGTCGAACGCTATGCGGTCGGCTGGTGCGATTGGCGCGCCCTGTTCGGTTCTCCTGGCGCATAACCTTTAACCTTTGTGGGGGGCTTCGGCCCCCTGCTCCCCTTGGAGTGCAAAGACATGGGATTGACAAATTTTCCGAATGGCGTTTCCTCCTTTGGTGTTCCGGTACTCGGCGGCACGACCGGCAAGATCTTTTTCGTTCACGCCACCACCGGCAGCGACGGGAACAAAGGCACCTCTCCCTCCAAACCGCTGGCGACCATCAACGCGGCGGTCGAGAAATGCACCGCTAATCAGGGCGACATTATCTACCTCATGCCGGGTCACGTTGAGGATCTGGCCGACACCACCACCACCGGGGCGATTGATCTGGATGTGGCCGGGATCAGCCTGATCGGGCTTGGTTCCGGTTCGCTGCAACCACGCATCGACTTCAACCACGCCGATTCCGATTTCTTTGTTGGGGCCGACAACGTGACCATCGAGAACGTCCGGTTTCATGCGGATGTGACCGATGTCAAGATCGGCATCAACATCGAGGACGGGGTGGACTATTGCACCATCCGCAAATGCCTGTTCGACGTGGAAACCACCGGTACCGACGAATTCCTGTATTCCATTCAATTCAACGACGCCAGCAACTTCGGTCTGGTCGAGGATTGTGATTTCGATATGGGTCTGGGCGGGGCGACCGGCGCGATTGGCTTCATCAAGGATACGGACGGGACCACGGTTCGCAACTGCCGCATCCAGGGCGACTACTCTACCGCCTGCATCGTCGGCACCACGACCGCCAGCACCAAGCTGGACATTGACGGCAATCTGCTGATCAACGGCAACGCGGGCAACATCAACACCGAACCGGGCATTGAACTTCCCGCGGGCAGTACCGGCACCATTCGCAACAACTACATCGTGTGCAACCTTGCAACCATGGTGGCTTCGATTGTCGCGGACACCTGTATGCTGTTCCAGAACTACTACAACGAGGATGTCAACCCCGGCACTGGCGGCTTGATCGGCACCGCATCGGCCAACGACTAACACAGCGGGGGCTTCGGCCCCCCTGTTCTTGGAGCAACAACCATGGCAAACACCATTACAGTGACCGAGCGGCTTGACGGCACCCGAAAATTTGTCATCGAGGTGCAAATCGTCGGTGACGGCAGCGGGCAGGAAACCGCCACCAGCATCATCGACGTGTCCGGCATGTCGCCGCCCGCCAATGCCGTCGCCATTCAGAAGGTTTACGCCTCACTGGACGGCTTTTCGGCCCGTCTTTTGTGGGACGCGACGTCGGATGTGGACGCCTGCATTCTGCCCGAAGGGGAGAGCGGCATCGATTTTATGGCGATTGGCGGCCCGCTCTTGAACACTTCCGGCGCGGGCAAAACCGGCGATCTGCTGCTGGCGACCACCGGCCTTGGGGCTACCGGTAAAGGCCAGATCCGCATCGAGGGCTACAAGAAATGACCTACATTCCCGGCGACCATTGGGTAATTTGCGACCAGACGGGCTTTAAAGTGCGGCGGTCCCAAGTGGTGAAACAGTGGGACGGCCTGCTGGTGCGCCGGGATCAGCACGACCCGCGACACCCGCAGGAGTTGGTGAAAGCCAAAGCCGACCGGGTAACGGTATCGGACCCGCGCCCGAGAAAAACGGACGTGTTTCTTGAGGTGGGCGACGTAACGGGGGATGACCTGTGAGCACATCGGGAACCGCAACATTCAGTACGACGCGCAACAACGTGATCCGGGACGCCCTGCACCTTTTGGGCGTCATCGAATCCAACGCCAGCCCGGAACCGGAAGATCTGCAATTCTGCGGGCGGTTTCTGGACATGCTTATTAAGCAATGGGCACCCCGGATGAACATCTGGCCCACCAAGGATGTCACCGTCACCCTGACGCCGGGAACGGCCAGCTACGAGATCAAGGCGGGCAGCCTGGTCATCAACGAACCGCGACCCCTGGCGGTCATTTCGGCCCGCAGGCGGGACACAGCCGGGAATGAAACGCCGATGGATGTGGTGTCTCGCGAGGAATACATGGCGATTCCGACCAAGACCACCCAAGCCCCGGCGATCATGGTTTATTACGACCGGCAGCGCACGGACGGCACCCTGTATTTCTGGCCGACCGGCAGCACCGGCAACGTCACGGTCATCTGCACCCTCAAGCGGGCCTTGGAGGATGTGGGCGACGAGGGCGACGAGCCGGACTTCCCGCCCGAAGGGATCTTGGGCCTGGTCTACAACCTGGCCACCATCATCTCCCCGGCTTATGGGGGATTGCGCCAGGACATCGCCGCCGTCGCGCTGCAACTGAAACAGGAATTGCTCGACGACGATACCGAAGGCACTCCGCTTTACATTACTCCGAGGTTTAACTGATGGCCAACCGAGGCAATATTTTTAGCGTTCTGCTGACCGGCCTGCGGGACACCTCCGGGGTATCCCTGTCGGGCGGCACGGTTTATTTCTACGCACCCGGCACCGTGATCGCCAAGAGCGTTTACACCGACGACGACCTGACCAACGCGGTGAATTCCGTCGAATTGGACGCCAACGGCCAGGCGGAGATCTACGGACGCGGGCTGTACGATGTCGTGGTCAAGGACGCCGACGAAGTGGTTTTATATTCCTGGGAGAGCGTGTTTCTGGGAAAGGACGTGTTCGTGTCCACATCGGTGATCGCGGATTATAACGCAACCGCCGATGACAGTTTAATTCTGGTGGACACGAGCGCCGGGAACGTCACCGTCACCCTGCCCGACCCGGCGACCATGCAGCAAGCGCCGTACATCGTCAAGACCACCGCAGACGCCAACACCGTTACCATCTCCCGCACTGACACCACGATCAACGGGGACGCAAACTATGTGGTTTCCTCACAGTGGGAAGGCGTGCAGATCGCGTTTGATGAAACGAACTTTTACACGCTCGGCAATTACGCGACGATTGCCACCACCATCACCACCGAAGCCACCACCAGTACGGCGGGCAAGGTGGAACTGGCGACCAGCGCCGAAACCATCACCGGCACGGATCCGAACCTGGCGGTTACGCCTGCGGCACTCAAGGCGGCGCTGGATCTGCTAAGTCCGGTTCTGGCCCCGGCCATCACCGGGATGACGATCAGCAACGCCGCCGACACCGAACATGACATTACGATTGCCACCGGCAGCGCCAGGGACGCCGGGAATACCACCGTCATCACCCTGTCGGCAGCCATCACCAAACAGATCGACGCCAACTGGACAGCAGGCAGCGCGGCGGGCGGATTTCCTTCCGGCCTTACGATTGCGAACAGCACATGGTATCGGGTTTTCGTCATTCGCAACCCCTCGACGGGCGTGGTGGACGCGGGTTTTGCCGACGCCACCGGCTTTACTCAATATCGGCGGGTTGGTTGGGTTCGCACAGACGGCAGCGCCAACATTATCAACTTCCGCACTGTCGGGGATCGCGTAGTTTGGAACGTGCCGATTCTGGATCAGTCCATCACCGCAACCACGACCACGGCGACGCTGCACACGATTACCGCGCCCATTAACATGGATGCGGATCTGGTGGTGGGGGTATCTACCTCTTCGGCCACCTTTGCCGAGCATTACGCCCTGTATACCGCCGAGGCGCAGACGGACACCACCGCCAGTTCGTCGGCCTATACGTTTTATGTCGCCCGCTCCAACGAGAGCTATACGCGGATGTCCGTAGCGCTGTGCATCAATGTCGGGGCCAATCAGCGGATACGGTCCCGGTACAACGACACCAATTATTTGCATCGCATCATGACGATCGGATGGACCGATGATCGGCGGGCCGCATGATCCGCCTGTTCTATATCGTTCCGTACTGGCTGCTGCTGTTTCTGGTGCGGCAAGCAGTCATCCTGGCCGGGTTTATTGTCACGCCCTTTGCGCTGCTGTTCGCCACCGAGCGGGACACCTACCGCGTGCCGAAGTGGGCCGAGTGGAGGCTGGTGCGGCTGCCCTGGTGGGCCTGGCCTTGGGACAACCTGCACGATGGGGCCATGGGCGATATTTATGGCTATTACTGGCACGACCAAGCGCCCAAGTTCCTCAAGACGGCCTACCTGAAAAAACTCTGGTGGCTGGCGTGGCGCAATCCTGCCAACAATTTTAGCCGGTTCACGCCGCTGCTGTCGGTCAACCTGGACGGCAAGCGGGTTGTTTTGGCCGCCGAGGGCGACAAGTGGGCGCTGTATCAGGTCGAGGGGCGCTTTTACTACAACTTGCAGATCTGGGCCTTCGGCGGGCTGTTTCGGCTCGGCCACAAGGTTTTCCCGAAATACAACGGGCGGGATTGGAGCAGCGACCCACTGGCCGCCATCAAGGGCTTTACCTTCCGTTTCGATAAGGGCTGATTATGCCATGGATTCCGTTACCCATCGTCGGCGGCAGTTATAAGAACGTTGACGAAAAAGCCCTATCCAACATCGGTAGCACGTTGCTGGACGGGTATCTTGACGAGACCGGGGCATGGAATCTGCGCCCCGGCCTGACCTCTTTTTTGAACCTCAACACCGGGCGACCCGTTGACGGGCTGTTTTGGTGGGCTTCGCAACAGGTCTTGATTGCCGTTTCTGACGGTAGCGTGTTCAAAATTACCAGCAAACAGGGCGCGGTCACGGATGTTACCGATGACCCGCTTGAAAAGAACGTGCGGCCCACCTTTGCCGAGTGTATGGGGAATCTCTACATGGCCAACGGCGGCAAGATTGTCAAGCTCACCCCGGCAGGCGTGACGGCCTACCTGACCGACGCCGACGCGCCGACCACCGTGACCCATGTGGCGACACTGGATCAACATCTGCTGGCCAACGAAACCGGCACCGGGCGGCTGCACTATTCGCGGATTGCCGAGCCGGACAGTTGGGACGGGGAGTTCATCACGGCGGAGAGCAATCCCGACCGGGTTTTCAGCGTGTTGACTTTCCTTGGCGAGATTTATTTAGCCGGACCGCAAAGCCACGAGGTCTGGGTGAATGACGGGGTAACGCCCTTTGTTCCGGCCCGCAACGCCTTTACCGGGTCCGGATGGGCGGCCCCCTATTCCGTCGCCTGGGTAGACGGCACGATATTTGGCCTGGACGAAGATCGGCAAGTGGTGCGGCTCAACGGCAGAACCCCGGTCATCGTGTCCAAAGGCTTGAACCGCTACATTCACGAGTTCGGCACCGTTTCGGACGCCAGGGCGGACAAGTTCGTGTTTGCCGGACGGCCCTTTTACCTACTGTCTTTCCCCACCGAAGGCAAAACCCTGGTGATGGATTTCTCCGTGGGCGACCCGCTGGGCTGGGCCGAGTGGAGCTATTACGACCTCACCACCGGGCAGCACCGGCCATGGCTTGGAAGCTGCGTGGAGCGGACCGACGAGTGGGGTTATACCCTGGTGGGCGACCGCCGCACCGGGAAGATCTGGATCATGGACTCCGACGCCTACCTGGACGGCGACGAGCCGATCCGCTCGGTGCGGGTCAGCGGCAACATCGACCACGGCACCATGGGCCGCAAACGCTGTGCAGCACTGCGGGTGCGGCTGAAAACGCGGGTAGAGGGCGGAACGCTCACTGTGCGCTGGCGGGACAACGGCACGGAGACATGGAGCAATCCCCGGCGGGTTTCTTTGGGCAGCGTGACGGATCAGGTTTGCATTCGGCAAATCAACCGGCTTGGCAGTTATTTTACGAGGCAGTGGGAGTTTTCCATCTCGAACAGCCCGGCGCTGATCGTCGGCATTGAGGAACTTGTGGAATGAGAACCAAAGCCGCACCACGACGCTTTCAGGAGCAATTTGACAGCCGGGAGCAGGAAGGATTTTTCCGGGACGTGGCCGGGGATCTGGCAGATCTGGAAGCGACGATTGCAGGCTTGCCGACAGCTTCCGAAGTGCTGGCCATCGACAACCGGCTTTATGCTTTGGAGCTTCTCAACCTGGTGCGCGTCGCCTTCGCCGTCTGGACCTGGGACGGGTCAGCAATGACTGTGCGGGCCTCGTCCAATCTCCAAATATCGCGGGCCAGCCAAGGGATTTACTCGGTGTCTTTCGCGTCTGGCTACTGGTCGAACGAATACTACGGCTTAGCTGGCAGCCTCAAGCGGGCCAGCGGCGCGTCATACTCTTCCGGGTCCGTTTGCATGCACCGGGCTACGGCCCCGACCGTTAACGGCTGTGATCTGGCCATCAACATGGAAAACGGCACCCTGTTTGACGCTGAGCGGGTCATGGTGCTGTTCTACGGCTTGACTGCTCCCCACGGCTAAAGCCGGGGGATTCCCAATTCATCGAGTCTTGCCCGTCAGGCGAACGCCTGAGTGGGGCTTACGGACTCTCCAAGGGCTGACACCGCCAGTCCGGCGGCCAAGATGTTACGAGAGGCGTTTACGTCGCGGTCATGGGTTGACCCGCATTCAGGGCAAGACCACGAACGGACAGAAAGAGGCAGTTTGGAAACGACAAAGCCACAGCCTGAACACCGCTTACTGGATGGATACCATCGGTCGATCCCGACGAGTGTCCTCCCGTACCAACGGGCCTTGTACGTCAACTGCCTCACGAACTCCGACCACGAGGCGTCCCCGATGGATTTTGCCAAGCGGCGGTTTCTCTGCATGTTCTTCACTGCCAGTGTTTCGACGGCTATCGTTTGGTTCTCACGTATGAGCCGGGTGCTGAGCTTGTGCAGGAAATCTTTCCGCGCATCGGCAATCTTGGCATGAAGGCGAGCAACCTTGAGCCGAGCCTTCGCCCGGTTCTTGGAGCCTTTTTGCTTCTTGGCGAGGCGGCGCTGTAGCTTCGCCAACTTCTTCTCGTTCTTGCGGAAGGCGTTCGGAGCCGCCACCTTCTCACCGGTAGAGAGTGCGGCGAAATGGGTAAGGCCCAAGTCGATACCGACCGCTTCTTCCCTTTTCGGAAGCGGCGACACCGCATCATCGCAAAGCATGGAGACGAAGTACCTTCCGGCAGTGTCTTTAGAAACGGTAACGGTGGTGACCTTAGCCGCTTTCGGGAGGGTGCGGGAGAAGCGGATACGTAACGGTTCCTTCATCTTCGCCAAAGTCAGCGCTTTGCCGTCCCACTTGAAGGCCGTCGCCACATATGAAGCCGACTGCTTGCCGTGCTTGGAGTGGAAGGTCGGATATCCGGCTCGCTTGGCAAAGAAGTTTTTGAAGGCTGTTTGCAGGTGCATCAAGGATTGCTGCACAGGCACACTGGATACCTCATTCAACCAAGCGTACTCAGGCTTCTTTTTAAGCGCAGTCAAAAGTGCAGAGGTCTCATGGTAGCTGATACGCCCCCCACGTTCATACCAAGCATCTGTGCGGAGCCGCAACATGTAATTGTAGACGAAACGCGCACAGCCGAACGTCTGAGCAAGAACAGTCTCTTGCCCAGGGGTCGGATAGAAACGAAATCGGTAGGCGCGTTTGATATTCATTGCTTAAACAATACAGCAATGGTATTTAAAAGTCAAATACAAAAACGTCGCCTTATATCCCCATGTCTGAAGCCAGGGGTTTTACGGCGACCCAGATAAAAGGAGCATAAACTATGTTAGGTTCGATTATCGGCGGCGGGCTTTCCGCTATCGGCGGGATTGCGGGCGGGCTGTTCGGCAGTTCCGCGGAAAAAAAGGCGCTCAATTACCAAAAGGGCCAGAGCGAGAAATCGCAGATCCTGCAGCTTAATGCGCTCAACCAGGCGCAGGCCCAAATGCAGCCCTACACACAGGCGGGACAGTACGCCACCCCCCTGCTCTCCTATCTGACCACCGGGATCAACCCCTACGAGTGGACCGACGATCTGCAAGCGGAATACGACGCGCTCAAGGCCCAAGAACGGGAGATGCAGGTTCGGTATCAAAACGCGGTCAGTTCGGCTACCGGCAGCCGGGACACGCAACGTAAGGAGCGGTACGAGGCCAACAACCTGGGAACCAAGCTGGCGCGGCTGGCCGAATTGGAGAGCCAATACGCCGGACACAACGCGATCAGCAATTACACCATGCAGCAGAACCCGGCCTACCAGTGGCAGCAGCAAAAGGGCGAGGACGCCATCAACCGGGCTTATGCGGCGCGGGGTATGTACGGCTCCAGGCCTGCGGTCAACTCTCTGTCCGATTTCAACCAGAGCCTGGCCGGGCAGGAATACAACAACCAATTCAACCGCTTGGCAACCATGGCCAATTACGGCATGGGCGCGGCGGCGAATGTCGGCAACTATAACATCAACACCGGACAGAACATGGGGCAAACCGCCATGCAGACCGGACAGATGGTGGGACAAGGGATCTCCAACTACGGTCAGACCATGGGCGGCACGATTGCCAACGCGTTCGGGGCTTTGGGGCAGGGCATCTCCAATCAGGGTTATGTCAACAGCATGAACAACTACGCCAACCAGATCCAGGGCATGAACAGCGGCGGGATGCTTGGGGGAGGCTTCAACAACCCCAGTTACAGCCTAATGAGCTAACGGGGGATTTATGGACGTCACACCTTTTTGGCAGCCGTTTCAAAACGTCATGGCCCTGCAACGCGCCACCGCCGACCGCCGCTATGACACGGCGCAGAATAACGTGCTCATGGACATGAAGCGGCAGGAGTTTGACCTGAGGCAGCGGCAGAACGCGTTGCAGATGGAAACCCTCGAAGATCAGCGGGCCGCCCAGATGCAGGCGCAGCAGCGGCAGCAGGCGTTTCAGCAGCGGGTTATGCAGATGGGACCGCAGGGCATGACGCCTCAGGGGTTGCAGGCGTTGGCCATGGAGTTTCCTGACGAGGCCAAGGCGCTGATCGGCGCATGGAAAGACACCAGACCGGAGTACACCATCGAGGGCGGCCAATACATCCCGAAAGACCCCGGTTATGGTATCGGAGCGCAGGCGATTCAAGGGTATCGAGAACCGTTGCCGAAGATGACCGGCGCGGCGGCGAACCTGGCCAACATTCTTGGCCGCACTCCGACCCAGGATGAGTTATTCAACTACGAGCGGTCGATTGCCGCAGCAGGAGCAACGCGGGTTTCCAACACCAACATCACCAACACCAAGGGGCAAGACAAGGTGGACACCTCCTACGCCCCGGAATACGTCAAAAACATTGTCGAAGGCGGCATAGGCGACACCCTGACGCAAGTGGAATCCCTCGAAAACGTGGCAGCCCGACTGCGCGGCGGGGAGAAGTTGAGCGGGCGCATGTTTGCTGTCATCCCAGAAAGCGTGTTGCCGGTGTCCCATCCTCAGGTTGCGGCAGCGCGAGACGATGTGCTGAACACCGTGCAGCGCAGTTTGCGGGAAATTCTCGGCGCACAGTTCACCGAGAAGGAAGGGGCGCTTTTGCTAAAACGGGCCTATGATGTGCGACTCCCCCCCGAAGAAAACGCCCGCAGGGTTGAGCGTCTGGCGAGGCAGTTGCGGGTAGCGGCAGAGGCCAAGGCGTCGGCGGCCCGGTACTTTGAAGAGCGCGGAACGCTTACCGGGTACCGCGGCAAGGTCTACACCATGCAGGACTTTTTAGGGGATCGCGTACCCGTTCGCACACCGCCACGGGAAGGCGGCAACACTGGCGGGGCAAGAACGCAGCAGGGCGGGAAAGCCGATCCTTTGGGGATTCGATAATGGATATTAAAGAGTTCAGACAGCAGCACCCGGAATATGACGATATGAGCGACAGGGCGCTTGCCGATGCACTCCATCGTAAACATTATTCCGACATGCCCAAAGCGCAATTTGACAGCAAATTTTTGGGCGGGCCGTCTATGGAACAAGGCCCGCCGAAATGGAAGCGGTCCGTTTCCGACGCCGCGCATACCGTATTGCCAGCCGTGGGCGGTACGGTCGGCTCAATCATCGGCGGCGGGGCCGGGGCGACAGGTGGCACCATAGCCGCGCCCGGGCCCGGCACTATTGCCGGGGTAGCCGTGGGCGCTCCCGCTGGCGGCGCTTTGGGCTATGGTATCGGCAAGCAAACCGCTCGTCTGGTGGATCAGGGTCTTGGCCTGGACCCGGGGCGGCACATTGGCGAAGAAGCACGGCGGGCGGTCGGCAACGTCATGGATGGTATTGTTGGCGAAGGGCTTGGCTTGGGAATGGGAGGGCTGATGTCCGGGGCCGTTCCCGTTGCCAAGGCGTTCGGTGAAGGCGTCCGGGCGGTCGGGCGCACCGTGGCTCCACTGTCGAAACAGGGCGCGGAGCGGGTTGTCAGGGAGCTTCTAAAGAAATTTGAGCGCACCGGGGATGCGCAATTCTTTCAGCAGGCGCAAGCCATCGAGCGGCAGGTGCCGGGACTGAAACTCACAACCGGCATGGCCAGGGGCAACAAAGACCTGATTTCCATGGAGCGGTCGGTTATCGCAGGCGGCGGCACCCGGCCAGGAATGGAAACGGTCAAGTCACAGGCCGACGACCTGTTACAAGGCAACGTCCGGGCCATTCGCGACCGCACACAGCAGATCGCGCCCGGCAACGTGGACGATTTCACCGGGGAGCTTTCCCGCCAGCGGGCGGGCATGGACGCCACCCGGCAACGCCTTTCCGCCGCGGACCCGCAGCAGACCGGCCAGAACGTGCTAGATGTGGTGGAAACCGCCAAGGAGCCGGTCAAGGCGGCGATGGGCAGGCTTGGCGAGGCGATCCCCGACTACCCGATGCAATTCTCCCGCACCGGACAAGCTATCAAGCAAATCAAGGACACCAAGAACCTCAGTCCGAACCAGCGCCAGGCCGTAGAAGCGGCGGAGCGCATGATTGCGGAGATGCAAGGAAAAGCCGGGCAATCGACCATGACCGCGCAAGGGATTTCCCGTGGCTTGGACGAGATGATTTCCGCCGCGCAGGGCGCACCCGGGCGGGAAAAGGCCGTGCCGCTCCTGATGCAGATCAAGCAGGCCATCGGTGATGACCTGGCCGAAGTCTCGCAACTGGCGGCCACCGGGAAAATGGCGGTCCATAAGGGCAAGGCCGTTTACCCCGGCCAACTCGCCAAGGAACTGCAAGACAACCTGACCGAGTTGGCCACACTGCAAAGTCAGTCCAAGCCGGACATTCAAGCCGCCACGGCGATGCTTCAGGAGCGTACCGGTTTCCCGGTCATGCGCATGGCGGGAGAGACGGAAAAGGCTTTTGCCGAGCGGGTCACAAGGGAGATCCAGCGCAGCGGCTTGGAAATGCCCGTTGCTACCGGTGGGAACCCTCAACGGCTGGCGGCGTTGCAACAGCGGAACCAGGAGATTTCCGACATCCTGCAAAACGTGGACCCGGCGCAGGACGTAGCGGCAGCCCTTGGTGCCTACAACAAGTACGCGTCCGAGCAATACTTCGGTCGATTCGACACCCCGACCATGCAGAACGTGCAGAGGACGCAACGCACGGAGAACATCGGGCGGCAACTGGCGAACCCGTCCGGCGTGGACGATCTGGTGAAAGCGGTCGGCAAACCCGAAGCACGGCGAATCATGCAGGAGCACTACCACGCGGAATTTGCCGGACTGTTGGACAAAAATCCCAACGATGTGCGACTCAATCAATGGCTCCGCAGCAACGCCAAGACGCTCGGCAAGGCGGGTCTGTACGATGACTTTGCAAAGCTGGTCAAGGAGCAAAAAGGATACAACGAGATCGCCAAGATTCTTGGCTCCGATCCCCGCAGCATGTTCGACACCATCCTTGCCGGAAACAACAGGGCGCAACGGCAAGCCCTGTTGCCCATCCTCAACCGGGTCAAGGGCAACCCTCGTGCCTTGGCGGGCCTCAAGCGGGCCTTTGTGGAGCACTTGGACGGGAAGTTGTTTAAAGACTTGGCGGCAGATCGGCAGGGCTTTGGGAATATCAGCAAGGAGCTGCAACGGATGCAGCCCACCATTGACTTGCTATTCAACGAGTCGGAACGGCGGGCGTTGCAGACGGTACGCAAGGCGGCAGGATTGACACAGCAGTTGACCGCTTCGGCCCCTTTGGGCGGTTCGCAGACGGCGGAACTGTTGCAGACCGGCAAGCGGATTATTCAAGGGGAAAAGCCGAACAAGATCCTGACCGGGGCCATGGCTCTGCTTGGGTTTGTGGCAACCAAGGACATGGGGTTCGGTCCTCAGTTGGCGGTCGGCGGGTCCGCGGCGGGAGCGGTGTCAATGTGGCGCAATCACATCAAGGAGGTCGGCAACGAGCGCGTCCGGCAATACTTTGTGCGGGCCATGTTCGATCCTCAGTATGCCCGTACCCTGGTCGAGTCAACCCGGTATGGCGTAGTCCCGACCCACGTTCAACGACAAATCAGGAATCAACTCGGTCAACTCGCCGGGCGCTCTTCTTTTGCCGCTCTGCAAGCCACTGGGAGAACAGAGTAAACGCCAGGCAGAACGCCAGCAGAAAATTGATGGCGTCCATGTCCCAATGATTTAAGACCCACAAGGCAAGACAGTAGGAAGCAGCCCCGACAACAGTTGTTTTATTCATTTCCCCCCCAACGAAAGGATTATATCATGGCTTGCAGCAAAGGCAAAAAAACGGCGATGGCCCCGAAGCCGCCGAAACGACGCGGATCTCGGCAGGCTTAACATGCCAGCAGGTCTGGAAGATGCCATTTACCTCTTTTTGTGTGCGTTGCTCACTCTAGGCGTCAGCGTGATCGCCTACATGGTCAATAACGGATTTTCCGGCCTCAAGGACCAACTGCGCAGCCTGGAAAACGGGATTTCCGGACTGCGCACCGACTTGAGCCGGGAGCGTGAGGATCGTATCACGTTGTTTGGTCAGTTAAAAGCCGAAATCGACGCGCACAAGGCCGTCTGTGACGAACGCTGGCGCAACCAATGCGGCGGGGAGTTTGGCCGCCGATCCACGGATTTTCAACTTCACAGGTGAACATGGGAACATGCCCGAACAGTAAAGCACCCGGCAAGAAATGCCCCGGCGTCAAGTCGGGGCTTTCTTTTTGTGTCAGCAACCCCTGTACCGGATGGAAAAATGCAGATGGACGCAAAACAACTAACAATCGTCATTGACCCTGGTCACGGCGGCAAAGACCCCGGCGCGGTCGGGCCTAACGGAGAGCGGGAATCCGCCGTCGTGCTGGCGGTTGGCGTCATGCTGGCCGGTGTACTGCGAGGACTTGGCCACCGGGCGCACCTGACGCGAGAAACAGAAACCTTCCTGACCTTGCAGCAGCGTTGCGACATTGAGCGCGACTTGCGGCCAGATTGCTTTATCAGCCTGCACTGTAACGGGGCCGACAATAAAAACGCGGACGGCATTGAGGTATGGACCAGTCCCGGCATTACCGCCGCCGATCCGCTGGCACGGGAGATTTTCGTTGCCATGGAGCGGTTTTTCCCGTGTCGCCGGTTCCGCTCTGACATGCGCGACGGCTACCCGGACAAAGAGGGGCCGCTGTACGTTCTTCGCAACACTCGCGCCCCCGCCGTGCTCGTGGAGATGGGTTTTATCACGTCCATGCAGGAGTCCAAATGGCTGACGGATATTCAAACCCAGCGGCGGCTGGCGCTCTCTATCGCTGACGGCCTGATGACCTGGGCCGCGAACGTCAAAAAATGATGCGCAAATGTAAACAATGCGGCAAGGCATATACGCCAAGCTGCCAACAATGCTACCGAAAGGGCAAACCATCATGATTAAGTTTCTCTACGCTCGACTCTCCGAACCTTCCACCTGGCGCGGCATTATCGCCCTGCTTACCGCTGTCGGTATTGCGCTCTCCCCAGAGCAGGTGGAGGCCATTATCGTTGCCGGACTCGGCCTGATCGGGATTGCCGGGGCGTTCTTTCCGGACAAGGTAAAAGCGGCATGAGTGCCTGGGCGACGGCGGCGGCTGCGGTCGCCGCCCTTATTCTCTATCTGGCCAAACTCTGGGCGCAACACCAAGATTCCCCCGCTAAAAAGGAAAAACAACGCCATGAAACGACTCAACAACGGCGGCAGGCTGCGGCTACCGGCGATGCTGGTTATCTCGCTGCTGATATTGACCGGCTGCGCGAAAGAGCCAAGCGTCGTCTATCTGAACGACTCAAGCAGACCTGTGCAGATGCAGACCGGGGAAACGGCCCCGTTTGACGGCTGGTTGTTGTCGCCCGGT